GGGATTTTTCCTCCCATTTTCCTAAATCTCGCTTCAATGTGTTCTTAATATCAATGAACATTAGTTTTGTAGTTCTATCGGGATATTCGGGATTTAGGTCATTAACGTACCGGAAGAAATGCTTAATTAATCTTCCGGCTTCGTCATCTTCCAATTCCTCAAATTTGTCAATCCAATCGGCGTAGACTAAAATTGATTTCTTGTTGTCTGCCATAGGTTTTAGTTTTTACCATTTAGCGTGATAGTTTTGTAATATTCTCGTGCCATTTTCACTCTTTCAGCCATCAATTTCATCTTTTCTCTGTCACGGTAAAAGACGAATGTTTTAACTCTTTCTTCCTTCGTAAAAAGCGGATTATTAGAATACACCATATTCCTGTCGATTTGGTCGTAAATAGGCTCCATTGCTTTCTCGAATAGGTCTAACTCAGCATCAGTCATATCACCGGAATAGTACTTCCATTTTGCGTTATCCTTTTCTCGTTGTACTAAATGCGGGGGAGCGTCTACAAGGCAGTATTTTAAATGGTGTTCATCTGTATTCCATAGTTGCATATAAATTTGTCCTTGCCATTCGTAGTTTGGGTCATTCCCATCTGCGTTCATAAATGTTTCAGGACTCCAAGAACATTTTGTATCAAGTGTGATTTTTTTATCTGGAAACTCCTTGTAAATATCACATTCTCCTGTGTGGTCAGAATTGTTTCTACGTTCATCGTTCTTTACGTATAAAACTCCGTCAACCTCTGAGATAAGTTCAATAGCATCTTCTTCGGCATAAATTCCTTTGTCAAGGTATTTTGATTTTATATCGATGTAAACTCCTTTTTGCATCTGTAACCACACTTTTCGAACGAAGGCTTTTGCGGTATCGGATAACTCAGGTTTTGCGTCACGCTTATCTATTAGGTTTGTTAATTCTTCTTTTTTATTATCCGTCCATTTTATTTTATTACCAGCAGCATTTACCCCGTTCAGTTTTTCGTAGAGTAATTCATCAATTCTTTTTAATTGCGTCTCAGTAATAACTGATCCGGATTTATTAGTCATAAGCGCTCCACTTCCGCTAGCTCTAAATAATATCAAGTCTATATCTGTCATTTTTTTTGTATTTATTAGTCTGTTATGTGAACTTCATAGTTGTATAGTGATTTGTATACTTCATTTGTTATTACGGATCTATATTTATTAGCTATTTTTTTAATCGCAACTTCTTTTGATTTTTTATAGATGTTAAAAGCGTCATTTGGATTATCAAATGTGCCTAAATGAATCCTTTTTTTATTTTGACTTATATGTGATCTAAACCTATTATTAATAGCGCTTACACCTATAGGTAGAAGCCCTCTTTTTTTATCTGTTTTTGTCAAAATTGTATTTATCTCAGGAGGTACAAAACAACAAGTGTCGGGGCTATAGATTTTATTACCTTTAAGTAAAATATCTTTATCTAAGTGATACCCTTCAACATAATTATCTTCAAACCATTTCGCGAAATTTTGAAAACTATGCCACGTAGGGTGAACATAACACCCAATGTATGAAGGGTATCTCTTTAAACTTTTAGGACAGTAACACCTTTCTATCATTCCTGTAAAAGTGTTATATGATTTTGCTTTCTTACCATTTTCACTTCCTTTGTATTTACCTATTCCAAAATATCCAATACCAAACACGGATGGGTGGTTATAGTTTTTAATATCTCCTGCTTTAATGTGGCTAAAAAGGATATTACTAAGCACTTGTCCGTCATCGAATCTTATTGTGCTATTACGAGCATTGATATATTTAATTATTTCAATTGTATAGCCTTCTCTTGTTTTGTACTTTTCATTTGTTCTATCCATGTTTACTCAGAGATTTTAATGTTTTCTAAATAGGTTTTGATTCTTGGGTATGCTTTGACTTGCTTTTTCTCGACTACATTTTTTATATCGTCAAAATCATTGGCGGGAATGAAGTTTTGTTTCAATTCAAAAAGAGCGACTAAATCATTATATTCAGATTCTTTGTCTAGGTTTTTGTCAACTCCAAAACCCATTGTTTCCTTACGGTTTAAGTCTCGTCCAAACAATTTACCGAAGTGGTCGCAAGCGTCTTTGATTGCATAACTTTTAGCCATTGGCAGTGCCATCATTACCGCATTGTTATTTATACTTGCTAAATCAGCAGGACTACAATCTTTTTTAGTTTGGATTTGGGCGGAACCTACTCCGTCGTGAAAACTCCAATCTCCGCTAACTGGATTCAAATAATGAAGTCTTATTGTGACGTAAACCGCATTAAACATGGTTCCTTCTCGCATTACTTCAACTCTAAATTCTTTAAAAATTCTTTGTAATAAAGTCTCTAAAATCCCTATTGGAATATAATTTGAGTTTCCCGCAAAAGGATTTTGCTTTATCCATTTTGGCTCCGGAGCTTGATTCATCAAAAGATTGAATTGATCCGTTTTGAACAACGTAGCAATATCATCGGCTTTGTATAAATCACTTAGTATTGGAAGTTCTCTTTTTATTGGGACTATTTCTTCTGACATGGTTATAGGTTTTCGTCGTTTAATTCACGTTGTTTAAGCATTGCATCTGCTATTTGATAAGAGTATTCAGATATTTTACTCCAAGCATCATCAATAGTATTGTACTCTCCTTTGTTTTCCATACTCATTAATCCTTGCATTGCTGAATTAGCGAAATAATCTCTTAAAGTCATTCCTTCTTGGCTTCCTACCGTTTGTCCATTTAGATTATATTCGTAAGATGTTTCCATAGGTGTAGGAAATGCGTTTGGATTTTGTGGCTTTTTAGTTTCCATAATTATTTAAGTTCAGAGTTAAAATAGCATAGGTAGTAGTACATCTGTTTTTCCTCATCCCAACCTTTTTCCAGGAACTTTTCGGCGCTTTCCGGATTTACAAAATCAAGTTTTATAGTGATGTTCGTATCCAAATTAATCACGTTTTTGAACTTTTTTCTTGCGTCAGAAACGGCAGAATTCGAGATAGGAAAAGTAGAAACGTCTTCGATTGAATATTTCTCTCCTTTGTCGGCTTTGAAACTCTTGAATTCAGAGATTAAATCGGGGTTATCCAAAACTTCGTTTAGGAATGCTGTTTCTTCGAATTGGTCATTTTTAGCAAAATGATTCATGGCCCGATTCATAAACATTACTTCCTCTTTTTTGTCTTCCGCCGGAGCCACAACTTCCTTGGCAAAATCTTGAGCAAATTTTAAGTACTTTTTGGTTAGGAAGTTTTCGTCGTGAAACACATCTAATCCAAGAAAATGTTCCAACCAATAGCGAGAGTCATAACGATTAGAGTCTACGGTCAAAACTTTGTATCCCTCTTCTTTTTTGTAGTTAAAAATCAAACATCCTTTATCTAATTTATCAAGGGAGATTCCTTGCTTTAAAATCATATCGAGGTGGCTTCCGTTTTCGTCCATTTCGATGAAATCAGCTTTTATTTCAGATTTGAAAATCCCTATGGCATCCACAACTTCATTATCAATAGAAACATTTTTTAGATAAGCGACGTAAACCTCTCCATTTTTTATATGGGGGTGATTCGATTGTTCATAAAGGTACCTCGTGATAGCTGTAGAGATTTCATGAGATTTATAAGGAGCATCGAATAATCTCGTTGCTTGCATGAAAACTTCATTATATTCCAAGTCAACTTCGTGAGCGAATTGAAAGTAGTTTTCTTCTTTTTCACGGAATGGTTTTAAGAAAAACTCCTTAATCAACGGAGCTATCTCATCATTCAAACGATACGGTTCATCTGATAAGAATATTGCTTCATTACGGCTTTTATTTCCTACTCGGTGAAGGGAAAGAGATTCTATTTGAGCGTTATATAAATTAATCATAGTTTTATTGTTTTTATTGATTATCGGTTAAATCTTCTTCTTCGTACTCATTGAAAACTCTATCAATTATTTCAGATAGATAAGCACTTGTGATTTTATCTGGATTTACTGTTCGTATAACTTCAATTAACTTGGCGAAATAAGCAATATCAACACCTATCAATTGTTCTTCCAAAACTTCTACATTCTTCAGGTCTAATTCGGATATTTGAAACATTATTTTCAATATTTCTCCCGCATTAATCGACCACCCTCTTAGAATAAATTTCTTCATTCGAATAATAGAAGTAAGAGGATATAAAGAGCCTTGGTATTTTAGGTTTTTAGTTATAATACATTGAAGCGCCTCGATGTTAGTTACTAATCCGTCAGCGAACGTGAAATAATTTGTTGCATGGATAAAATCAAAAGTTTTATGAATTTGTTGGGAGGTTCCGTTAAATCTCAATACAATTTGCAAATCATCTGTAAGTGAAATAGCATTTTGGCTCAAGAAAGAAACTTGGTATTTTCTACCTTCTTCAACGACCATTTTAACTCCTACAGAGTTTATGTTAAGTTTTATCTGATCCGGTTTAAGAGTTTTATACCTTACTGCTATTTCAGATAAATTATCGTCTATACCATAGGCGCTATCAATCTCAGATAAATACTCTTCTCTTTTTCTTCCATCTAAAACATCATTAGGGCAGTAATACTTTGCCAAGCGTAACAAAACATCCATGTCTTGAATGTAAACATCGTAGTCGTTTACGGGTAGGTTCTGAAATAAAGAAGTAATACATCCTCCTGAAACAAGAATATTTGCTTTCACATCTTTTCTTAAATTAATGTCTTCGATTGTCATTAACCAATCTTCTAACTTTCTTGAAATTATCTTTTTAATCGTTTTTACTTGCATGATATTATTGGATTTTAGTTGGAACGTTATAGTTATCTTTTAGCCATTTTGAATAGGACTTTCCGCCGGAATTCTTAAAATCTTCTGCGATAGAATCCCAAGTAATAACAGTGGCGGATGATTGCATTTCTTTTAATTCTGCAACATTCATAGCGTCCACAATAGGAATTAAATGCTCTACAATATTTTTAGGTTTTTCCGTATCTAAACTCATACAAACATTTGCTGTCGTTTTGATAGGTTCTGAAATTTCTGTAGCATTTAGTTCAGCTAGTTTATCCGCTTCCTCTTGCTCTTTTTGTTTCTTGTCAGCGTCTAATTTGGCGATAGCTTCGGCTAATTCTTTGGACTTTCGCTCGTTTTCTTGACTGATTTTAAAATTCTCCGCAGCAATTCTATTTTGCTCTGCTTGGATTTCGTCTTGAACTCTTTTATTTTCGGCTTCGATTGCTTTTTGTTTGGCTTCGAATTCTGCCTTTTCTTCGGCGAATTTTTTAGCTTCGGCTTCCATTCTCTCTTTTTCTAAACGTGCATTTTCTTTTTCAGTAAGGGCAGTTGTATGGTAGCTTAAAATATTAGTCAATTCCTCAACTTTTTTTGGAAAGAAAGACTCAAATTCCTCCAAAACTGTCAAATCATAAGTTGTATATGACTCAAGGAAATCGGCAGAAACTTTTTCAATAGTATCAAAACTCATATCGCCAAAAGCAGTTTTCCACTCAGCGACGTAATCTTCAAGTTCTTTCTTGATATTATCAATACGTTGTTGCTCTACTCTTGCTTTTTCTTGACGTTGTAGTTGTAAAAACTCCTCATCCCTATCAATTTCTTCTTGTTGTTTCTTTTCTCCTGGAAGAGAAATGTCAATCAATTCTGCGATATATGATTTAGCCTTTGTTTTTGCGTCATTGAATTTGGACGAAATCAATTTATCCTGCTTCTCTAAATCAGTACGTGCAGTCTTTCTAGCTGTACGATACTTCTTTGCTAAATCTCGGCTCGCTGTATCAGTGATAGCGATAAACGGATTGTCTTCTACAACTTTTAATTGAATCTCCTTGAAAGTCGCTAATTCCGGAAGTAATGCAGGGT